ATATACTGGAGCAGCCGGAAGAAAACGTGTACTTGATGTTAACCCAGAGACGAGCAGAAAGAAAACTACATCTAAAGCTTTTAATGTTAATCCAGCTAAAGCTATAGCAACAGGAAATAAGTTATCCGTAAGAGAGAGTGCTAAAAAAATGTACAAAGGAACTAACCAGCCTAAAAGGTTCTAATAATGGCTAAAATGTACACTACTTCTAAGACTAATCCTATTACAGGAGATCCTGTTAATAATTCTTCATTCCCAGGAAGTACTGGATCAAAACGTGAAGAAAGAAAAAACGCTGCTGGTAAATTAACTGGAAGACAAAACAGGGCATTAAACCAAGGTGTTGAAAAACAAAAAAGTAAAATACAATACAAAGGCACTCCTGTTGAAGAAAAATCATCTACTCCAAAAACAAAAGACTGGAGAGACAAGGCTAAAGCAGACAAGGGTGGTAAAAAAGGAGTAGTTGTGAAAGGCGGTAAGGGTGGTCGAGTGAATATCAACAAGATGGATGCGTCTTGTAAAAAACCTAAATAGAATCTCGGTTCATAAAGATAGACTTTATAGACTCGTAAGATAGTTTGAATAGGCGTGGGTTTCCCATGCCTATTTCTATTACAGCGTATTCCGGTACCAACTCGTCAACCTGCCGTATAGACATCACGTCCCGAATGTCGAACATAGTCCTTACTAACTGTTCTGTTGGAGTTAGGTCGAAGAAGTTTATCTCTCCACTATTAGTTAAGACCTCCATAGCCTCTATATAATAACCTTTAATCAACATTTGGTCTTAGGATATGTCGAATTAATCTTCGTAGGTTCTTTGCGTCTCTATAAGAGAGAGGGATTAACTGTCTCCCCTTGTCATCGGTTATGGCAATATCCACTCCTGCGCCATTGGCCCATTCAGAGACTTCCATGAACTTTCCTTCCTCCTGATCGTGGAAGAATGTCTTCTTAATTTTTTTTGTGTACATTTTCTTTGAATTTTAATAGTTGATCTTGTTCTAATACATACGAATCTCCTGTTCCAAGGTTACGAATGTTTTCATCTTTTTTTACATCCTCTGAACGAGCGTATCCAACAAAATGAATTGTGTAGTCACCTTCCACTATGGCAAGGACATAAATATCCATCGGCTGAGAGTTTAATTTGACAATCATACGACCTCTAGGATGGCGAGTGCTTTTTATGTCAATGTTCAAGTTGTTGTAGATGCAGTCTGGCTGTCCTGCCGTCTCATCTCCAAATAAAAGACTGAAGTGAATGTTGTGCCATTTACAGAAAGCGTACTCCGTAAGACATCCGTCAAAGTCTATTTCAAACCCCGACTTATCCAAGGCAAACTTTTGGTCAAACACATTATTTCTTCTGCTTACAAATGATCTTGTAGAGGCAATAGTTCTCAAAAAGTGAACTTCTGATGGTCTTAGTGTAATTATCATGATTGAAATCCTGTTTGGTTATCATCACCTCCGAAGTAGGAGAGAATTACTATTATAGCTGTTATGATTACAGCCGCTATTAGAAATTTATTCATAGTTTTTAATTTTCAGGGTCTGTTGTTGTTCCAATTGTATTGAAGTCCACTCCTATGCTGTCACATATTTTTTTAACAGAACTATCAGCATTAGAGTAAGTTATCTTATTTACAGGGTAATAATCACTTGTTGTGCAGTTTAACGCTAGGCAAGTTATTGCAATAAATAAAATCCACTTAACTATTTTTTTATTTTTTTTCGACATCGTTATTTCATTTATTCTTTATTTTTTCAATTGCACTTTTTAAATACACAGCCATGTCAAGGCACTCCTCGTATGCTTCCTGTAGCCACATGATGTGGTCATAGTCATTTCGGTCAACTGTTGTTCCGTATTCTAGGAAACCTTTCTTCTCTCTCTTTTTAAGATCCTCCATTACCTTAGCAAGTATCTTGGATTCTTTAACCTCGTACTGAGGATATATATTGTGGGTACTATTCTGCTCCATATGTCTCGTAATGTTTAAGGATAATATCTTCAACAAATTGTTTTTTTAATTCGTCCCAGTTTCCCCAATTTATCTCATTTGAAGATGGGCGAGCATCTACTTCATACGATGTTCCTGTAAAATTAACTATCTTAGTAAGGGTGTATTCGTACTTCATGTCTAAAGTAACGTCACCGTTAAAATAATAGATAGTTTGATGAGGTTTGTCAATTGTGATTTCCATTGTATTTAGTGTTGAATTTTAAGTTTAGAAAATAAATCTTTGTATGCTTGTCTAGGTTGTGGGTATCCAAGTTCTTCCATTTTCTCCACAAAATATTGCACTAACATTCTGTCTTTCCAAGATGTTAAGATGGTATCCTCAAAGGATTTTACGCCATGAAGAACTGTTGCGTGATTCTTATTCTCAAACTCACTTCCGATACCACCAAGTGTTACTGGCAATGTTTTGTACATCATCCAAAAAACTAATTGTCTATATAAGACATTTTCTCTCTTTCTATTCTTCTCACCTGTGGCATTGTAAACTTTAAGACTTAAATCCTTTAGGGTGTTTATGTAATTTCTCATGTTAACACCTATAGCGACATTGTGAATCACATGACTATATTTATTAGCCTCTTCTTTTAGGTGAGGAACATAGAGAATCAAATCACTAATAAATCTCTCTTTACGATCATTTGGTACATATTCTAGGATGTCTCCAAAATGAATCTTTTTTTCCGCTTGAACTTCCATTTTTGTTTTTGTTATTATTTGAGGTTATTAAAAATTTCTTTAACTTGTTCTAGTGTGTGTCGCTGAATAAAGTCCCAGTACACGAACTTGTACAAACTTTGAAAATATTTACGTTTGTAATTTTCAGAGTTGACCGGCTTGTCGATACCAAGTTCTTTACAAGCCCTTTTATTTGCTTTACTTTTAATTTCATCGTTTACTTCTTTGGAAATAATATTATTGTTTCGCAAATATCTAACATTCTTTTCACAAAATCCAAATAAAACTTCAACTATTTCAATATATTTTTTATCAACACAGATATAAACAGCCTCAATATTTTCGTAAAATGCTTCTTTTGAGCCAATTAACTCACCATTCTTCAATTTTGTAATTGCAACTTGGCGCAGTCCGTATTGAAAATTTGGATTAGAATGGTATGTCTTCGTCTTCATATTCTTGTTTTCTTGTTTCATATTCGTCCAATAATATTCCGTTACTATTATCTCCAATCTCTGAGAATCTTTTTGTTTTTACATCGTAAACAAATGGGACCTCTCCAACTCTTCCTATAAATGACCAACGAATCTTTTGGATGTTAATGAGAGTTTGCCCAGATACATAATCTCGGTAAGCAACAAATCCGTTATCACACTTGTTGAAGAAGTGTGCAGATCCTGCGATGTCATAAAGAGTCGGCATAACATACACTCCGTTCTCTTTCCTAATCTTTGTTGGGTGAGCAATAACAAACACATGAACTCCGTAGCGGTCCTTGAATCGTTTAACCTTAGTAAGTGCCTCTGATATGTATTGCGTCTCACTCATTCCCTTTGGGACTTGGTGTTCAACATAATTCCAAGGATCTATCACAAGACAATTGATTCCACTTCTCTTTACAAGTTCAGCTGCTTTGTCTAGGATGCCGTCAATGGTCACATCCATCTCGTCTATCTTCATGAAGTAAAAGAACTCTTCTACAAAGTCTCTTGCCTTATCAACTTCCTCTTGACTCATCTTTGCGGTAGGCACAAAAGAGAAGAAGGGCTTGCCAATAAATATTTCAGCAAGTTCAGAAAAAAGTATCTCTGTGGGTTGCTTTTCTGGTGAAAACATTGCTATCTTCCACGAATGTTTCGCAGACAATCTGACAAGTAAATTGTTTAGAAAAGTTGACTTTCCTGCGTTGGGTGTTCCTGTAATAATAGTGAACTCTGAGCCTCGAAACGAAATATGTTCATCAAATTGATTAAACCCTGCTTTTAACCCATGAGGAAACCCATTAAGATATATATCCGTTATTTTCTCCTTTACATCATTTACTTTCTCAATGCCTTCTATTGGTATTTGATAGGCTTCTGCGACTATCTTTTGAAGAAGTTCTACTCCGTAATTAATTAGGATCTCATTAGCGTCCTTGCATCCATCAGGGATATTAACATACCAAATCTTTTCTCGACCAAGTCTTCGAGTCAACTCCTCACGAAGAGAAAGTCCTGCTGAGTCATTGTCGGTAAAAATAATTACTTTCTCCTTATCGGCAAATGCGTCAATACAGTTATCAAGATACTTGAGGTTTTGATTTCCCTTCGTTGCCCCATTAGGAACGCTTACGACAGGGTAAATTTGAGCTTCCTCCAAAGAAAGGGCATCCATTTCACCTTCAACGATTACACACCAATTATAGCCCTCTATGGAGTTTAAGTTGTAAAGGATTAACTCCGCGTCTTTTACCATACGGAAATTCTTCGCGGCATCACGATACTTGATGTTAACTAAATCATTTCCTCGGTAATAGTTAAAGCAGATAGCATTTCTGTTTTCTCCTGCTTGTGGAAAGTAACACTCCTCTTCAGTAACCTTGAGTTTTAACAAAGTGTTGTTGGAAATACCTCTCTTATCAAACCATGAAAGGACCTTGTCGCTCACCTTTTGAAGTTTTGATACTGGAACAAAGTACTCAACCTTTCGGTCCGACTTGTTCACGCTCTTACCCATAAACGCTTCGCAGTTTGGGTAGTGGCACTTGTAAACACCCAGCTCGACATTTACCGAAAGACTTTTATCTCTCTTATTACTTCTCGTGTCTTTGCAGAACGGACAGTTTACTTTTTGTTGTGCCGAGATATCCTTGCAGATAATTCCAAGGGCAGATAATTTTTGGTAGTTGCTCATATTTTATTGAAAAATCCTTTTTCAGCTTTATTTATTTCTTCTTGAGTTTTTAAGTGTGTTCCTCCGAATATATCTCTCACCTTTATCTTGCTCTCTTGTATTTTATATTGATCCTTAAACCAATTGTTCCTCATCTTGCTCTTCCAGTTTAAAACCTTGTTGTCATACGAATCTTTCCAATCATTTTCTTCGTAGTGTTTAAATGCCCTAATTGCTATATCTTCGACATAACCATTATCTCTGAAGAATATTTTTACTTCGTCTAATGTGGGTGGCATAAAACTTTTCTTTTTCGATTTTGCCGTATATATATTATTAGTATTTGTATTAATATTAGTATTTGTAATAATATGTCTTTGTATAGGCAGACTTTGACCGACATCGGCTTTTGTCGAACTCGGCTCTTCCCTAGTGTCGGGTATCTGTAATGTCGGCTCTTCGTAAACAATATGATTCCATCCTTTAAACACTTTTGTTTTAGGGTCAATTACTTTTACGCTAAGTATATAACCTTTCTCTTGGAGTTGTTTAAATACTCGGTCAATTGTCCCCTTTGACTCCATAGTCTTTTCTGGCAAACTTTTTTTGTAAAGCACCCAATCAGTAGGTAGGCTTAATAGATAAACAAGCAACCCCTTTTCTTCAATGGTAATGTTGCAATCTTGCAATAGTTTATTGCTTAACATGGTGAAATCTTTTTCAGACTTCGCTCTTACGATTTGTCCTGTGTTCATAATGTGAGATAAAAATGCCCCGAAGAACAGGGAGGTCGCAGTCTCACCTATTCAACAGGGCTAGTATTTTGTGTTTTTTAATTCGCTGCGACCCGAATTGAAAACAAAGATAATAAAATTACGCTGCTCTCCAAACACGAACTCCACCATCCATTGATCGGGCAGTTAGTTCGTAGTTCTTCTTTTTCTTTTGGTAGAAAAGTTTAGCAAGGTATTTTGATGTTTCTCCAGGAACAAAGAAAGAGTCTCCAACTTCCATCTCCGGCAAAACATATTCGGTTTTTCTACCTCTCCCACTTGTGCTTGGGATTGGTATATTTTTATCTACGTTCATTTTTGTTATGTGTTAATTCTTGACAAATATACATTATCTAAATCAAAATACGAAAAATATTTTATACACAACAATGTTAAAAACTATTTGAAGAACCTTTCAATATATTTTATACATTTGTGAAAATTATATAACAATGAACGTAAAAGGAAAAATCAAGTCGGTAGGTAGCACCGAACAAAAGAGTGCCAAATTTTCTGTTAGAACATTTGTCCTAGAACTAGAGGGTAAGTACCCTGAATTAGTAGAGTTCCAGCTTATTAATGACAACACACTCCTAATTAACCCATTCTCGGCAGGAGATGAAATCGAAGTTGATTTCAACCTAAAAGGAAGGGAGTACAATGGAAGAGTATACAACTCTCTTCAGGTTTGGAAAATATCAGGGGAATTAAAAACAAAAAATGAATCCACGCCAAAAACAGAAAATCCGCAGGGAGAGTCCGAAGAATCTAAGGATGACCTCCCCTTCTAATACAAAAAGAAAGTCCCCCTTTTTTAGGGGGATTTTCGTATTTTTGGATAAAATTAATAATATGTTCTTTAAGTCCAAGAAAAGAAGAGAAGAGGAAGAGGAGGATAAAAAACCACTTCCCGTACTTTGTGCTACCGTTTGTGTAGTATGGAATAGTGAAGAAGAAATTGAAGCAAACCCTAGTCAAGGTTTATATACGGACTCTGTTCCAATAATATTTGACATTACAAAGGTTGCCGCAATACAAGCTGATGTAGAATTCCGTAACGATGGTTCAGCATCTATAGGTTCAAGAACATTAATATATATCACCGGATCAACAGAGCCTCTAATTATAGACGCCCCATATCAATCTTTTGTAGAATATTTTACGCTTTTAAAATCTAACGAATTTCACAACAACGCAAGTTATTAAGTTTTTAAATCAGCTATATGACAATCCAAAAATTAGTACAGATACTCCAAGCTAGACCGGGTTACTTAAAGTCAGGTCCAAGTTACATAGCAAGAAAATTTAAAGTTAGTTTACAAGACGCTACAGCAGCTTTGAAGTCTGTAAGAATTGAAAGAAAACAAATTAACAGGAAAGTGGTAAAGGTTGAGTTATCCAACGATTCAGATAATGTTATAACTGAATTTGAGCAGTATTTAGATAAAAACGGTATTGACCACTCAATGGTTAATTCTGTTAAATACTGGCAAAATATGAAAGGGGAGCAAAGATTCTCTGTAGTAACCAAAAGCGATAGAAGAGCAGAAGAGATTCAAAAAGACATTGAAGAATTTGCGGCTAGTTACAGTCCTAAAGCTAGAGTAATAACTAAAGGCAGAGGACCTGACTACAAAGTGAAGTCAACTCTTGAAATTTCTTTGCCGGATATTCATTACGGAAAATTAACAGAAATTACCCTAGAAGAAATGGAAAAACAATTCCTTGACACTATTGAGGATTTAGTTAACAAAGGAAGGGGTATAAATATAGAGAAGATTCTTCTTCCAATCGGAAATGACGGAATGAATACAGACGGCATGAGAATGTCTACAACAAAGGGGACTCCTCAGCATGATGTTATCGGATGGAAAGAATCTTTTAAAGGCTATTGGACTTTAATAGTTAGAGCAGTAGATTTTTTGAAAGATGTAGCCCCTGTTGATATTATTGTTGTATCTGGTAATCATGATTATGAAAGAATGTTTTATGCCGGAGATGTTTTAGCAGGTTGGTATAGAAACGATCCAAACGTAAATGTAGATAACTCTACAACGCCTAGG